GAGCGTCTGTAAGCATTACCTATTCTAAAGAAAACGTGGCCATTGGGCATACCGGTATTAATATTCTCGCTGGTAAAAAGGCACCTGCTTTTGCATTTAGTACTAATCTTACCCCTGAACAGACGGTAAAGTTTCAAAACGATGTTATTCATCAGTTTTATAGTATGGTCGATAATATTTTTATAGCTACCACTAAAGTTATTGTTTAATGTTCGAATATCTAAACAAAATTTTGTTTAAAACCAAAACACCAGATACGACTAATTTAGATGAAAATTCTGAATTTCAGCCGTATCTGGTGCAGCGGTGGTGCAGTATGTACTCTCCTGAGGTGACTATATTGCTTAATCAAACAAGCAACACTCATTGGTCTACTCTGCAAGGTAATACTGAGTGGTTTAATTATTTGCACGGGGTTATACCTAAAACTAGATTCAAACGTATTAGCTATATAAAGAAAAAGAAAGATACTGAGAGTAAAACAGTACAGAAACAAACTGTACAAAAAGTTGCTAACAATCTTGAAATTTCAAGTAGAGAGGTAAGTTCGTATATAGAACAATTTAATTTACAATTACCAAATGAAAAAAAGTGAAATAGCTTTAGAAAAAGCAACAAAAAATATGAGCAAAGCCGATCGCGAAAAAGCGTTTCAGGCTTATGAAGATGTAGGTGCCAATCTTAATAAAGGCATGGTTAGACTTGAAGATTACACTGGAAGTGATCTTAATCTAGCTAGTTGGCGTCTTACTGCAGTATTAGATGATATTCTAATGTGTCAATTTGTAGATACTAATGAAGATGGTACACAGGTTATGCGTGGAGGGATTTTTGTACCGATTAATGTCACTCAACAAGCATGGCGCGTTGCAAAAGTGCTTTTAGCAGGGCCAAGAGCAAAGGTAAAGCCGGGCCAGCATGTTATCTTTCCAAGCACGTTTGGACTCAAAGCTAGCAACATAAATAATCTTAAACATATTGTTTTCTTAAACGAAGATCGTATTTTTGGTGTTGCTGAGCCTGAAGAGTCTAAATGAGAGTATCCCAAACAGCTTTAACAGCTTTGCTTAATAAAAACGCCGTAGAACTCAGATTTCTACGGCGTCGCCCTATTGCCGGTTCTCCAGCTACTCGTAGAATGTTCGCAACAAATGATACCGTTCTTTTGAATAGTTCTGAAGGTAGAGTTGCATTAAATTTTAAACCAGCGTCAGGTAGGTTAAAATTTAACCCTCAACAAAAAGGATTAGTCTTAACGTGGGATATTTTTATGCAGGACTATAGACTTGTGCCTTCTGAGTCTGTAGAGGTAGTAAGTGTTGTACCTACCACGCCTCCCGAACAGTTCTGGAAATATTTTAGTGAAGTATTAAGTAAGATGTCTGCAACTGACAAACAGCAGTTTATGGACAAATAATATGCTAGACAATTTAGATAACGCCATTAAACCTTATTTTCTTAAAGATGTGGTTTTTTCTTTAAAAAATAAAACCTATAAAAAAGGTAAACTTATTAACTTCCGTCTTTCTGGTTGCTATATATCCTTTATTGTTAATACTGAGAAAAAAAGAGAAACATTTGAAATACCTTTTCCGTTTGCCCTAGAAGAAAAAAACGATCAAATAGTTTTTGATTACAGGCTTGACACTTTAGCTGAACAAGATTTTGAATTGCTAATAAATTTGAAGTCAACATCAAAAGTTAAAAACAGCAAATTTTATAACACGATACTTACAATTAACAAATTGAATTAGTTGCAAGTTAGTCTACCATATAAGGCTGATGAAACTGACTAAGCCTTTGATAGATTATTTTCCTACGGGCTTTACGCCTCGAAGCCATCAAGTACAAGGCTTAGAAAAAATACAAGCAGCTATAAGCAAAGGTGCAAAATTTATTATAGTACAAGCACCTACGGGTTCTGGTAAGTCGTTTATTAGTAAGACTCTTTCGAACACTACAGATCGTTGCCATAAAGATTACGAGCAGCTGGTATTTAATTACCATGCTTACGATGAAGATTATGCTGGAGCTATAGCAAAGCTACCTTCTCACGGGTTGTTTGCCTTAACTACAACCAAAGCTTTGCAAAATCAGTATAAGGATCTTTTTAATGAATCTTCTATCTTTAAAGGTAAAAGTAACTATCAATGCGAAGTAGATACTAGTTTTACCACTGAACATGCACCGTGTTTGATTGCACCAGCGCAAAAGAAAGAGTGCTGGGATCAACATTGCTGCCCTTATTATGAAGCGCGTAATAGCGCTTTAATCGAAAGCTTTACAGTACTTAATTACGCTTCTTTTTTTAATCTACCCGATCATCTTAAGAAGCGTCAAATAATTGTAGCAGATGAATGTTCAGAGCTAGAAGATGAAATAGTAAAATACTATTCTGCAGTTATTGATTATAAACGCCTTACAGTTAATGGTATTGAATATGAAAAGTTAACCAGTGAAGCACCGGCTAAGGCTCTAGGGTGGTTAACTGATCTTGCCGAGTCTGTAAAAGAAGTTATTGAAGCTCATAAAGGCCGTGCTCGTTATGAAAATAATAAAATTGAGCTTATTAAACAACAGTTTAGAAAAGACCTGTATGAATCTATTGTCAATATTATTAACCATTGGGATAAGACACAGTACATAATTGAAAAAGATGCTGAAAAAGCAGTATTCACTCCACTTAAAATCGATACTTTGTCTCATTGTTTGTTTGATTATGCAGACGTAATAGTATTAATGAGCGCAACAATTGTAGACAAAAATATCTTTGCTCAAACTCTTGGTATTAAAGAGTTTGAATATGTTGAGTTTGAATCTACATTCGATCCTAAGAAGAGCCCTATCTACTGTCATAGCAAATATCCTCTCAATTATAAAACACTAGATACGCACCTACCGAATGTGGTAGAGATTGCACACACCATAGCAGAAAGCCATAAAGGGGAAAAAGGTATTATACATACTCATTCTTTTACTATTACGCAAGCTGTACAAAAAAGACTTAAAGGTAAGCGCTTTCTTTACAGAGAAGAAGGTACTACAAATGAAACTATAATTAAAGAGCATGGTATTCGTAAAGACGATACAGTACTAGTAAGTCCCTCTCTTACCATGGGATTAGATCTAAAAGGAGATCTAGGTAAATGGCAAGTCATCATAAAGATGCCTTATCCGTCTTTAGCAAGCAAGCGGGTAAAAAAACTGTTTGAAGTAGACCCGAAATGGTATAAAATGAAGATGTTTATTTCTCTAATACAAGCTTGTGGACGTTGTACTCGTAGCGCCGAAGATGAAAGCATAACATATATCCTGGATGGTATTTCAGCAAAAACTATTATAGAAAATAGACATATCTTACCTAAACACTTCTTAGACCGTATAATGTAAGTAATAATGTGCAGAAGTATACATTTCACTGGGAAGTAAAGGATTTATTAACCCAATTTTTACAGGCCTTTGACGGGGCTATAGTAAAGCGGTACGATAATGCACGCGTAGCGGGTAATAATGTTGCAGTAAGATATGTTTATGCCCCTAAACAAAGAGTACTACATGATTTAGTTAATAAGGCTCAGCATATTACCTTACCCGCAATATCCTTTTGGATTAACAGTATAAGTAGAGATCCTAGTAGAGTGTTTAATAAGCTAGAAGGTCAGTACTGGACAAATACTACCACCTCGGTTTATAATAAAAGTTCGTCTGAAAAAAATTTACAGCCTGTACCTGTTAATATAGAAATTAGTGTTAGTATTTTAACTAGGTTTCAAACTGACATGGATCAAATCCTTAGTAATTTTGTTCCATACAGCGATCCTTATTTTGTTATTTCTTGGACTAGAGAAGGAATGCCCGGTCTAGAAATACGTTCAGAAGTTTTATGGAGCGGTAGTCTTAATATGACATACCCTGTAGAACAGCAAAGCACTCAGCCTACTCGAGTTATTTGCGATACTTCTTTTACAATAAAAGGGTGGTTGTTTAAGTATGACGCTAACCCGGTAGGAAGAATATTTAAAATAGATACTAATTTTTACCCGGTTTCAGGTACACCCACTTTACAAAATATAGATTCATTAGTTAACCCAGAATTAACTGAATCCTTTACTCTTTCAGCTATACCAGTTATAGCGTATAGCTCTGCTTGGTTTGCACCAAGAGCTTTATCAGGTACTTTAGAGATATACGGTGATATGTATTCTCATACTAACAACGTTTATCTCAGTGGTAGTTCTGGTATGTTTACAGGTACTACCACTATTGATCCGTTTTCAGCTTCAACTAGCCTTTCTGCGTCTTATCCTGCACTAACCGGCGTCACTACTGCTCTAGATTATTATGTTGTAAGTGACAATAAAATGATAGTTACATACCAAGCTCCAAGTGCAGTGGGGTATTTTGATATTATCGTAATAAATGATGCCGGGTATACCAAACTATCAAGCGGTTCATATAACCCTAATTTTACTACCCAATACCCTTATGTGTCGGGTATACAAGTTGTTTAATTTATGGCTTTAATTACAAATGGCTTAGTTAACCAGTTAGATGCAAGCACTCTTTTGCTTTCAGGTTTTAGCAATGGCCAGTCTTTGCTTAATAGTTTTATACCCGATAATATAGATAGTGATGGGTGGTATGGGTCTGCTGGTTATGATATGAGAGTAATTGCTGGTGGACAGTTTAATAAAGCTGTTATCCGTACAAATACTGGTAATATTACATTTAAAAACCCTTACAAATTTTTAAATTATACTGAGTTAACTGTTTTAATAGCTGCTAAAAGAACCGGGTTAAGCTATACTGGTACTTGGATGGGATTATTTAGTACTTGGTATAATTTTGCAAAATCTGGTTTAACAATATTATCTGTAACTAATAATGCTAATGTAGGGGGATATAATGGTTGGGGTACCTACGGGGGGGTTACTACAACTCAATCTAATAGTGCAATGTTACTTGAAACGCCTGTTGTTGTAGGTGTTACTGTCTCACCTAGTACTTCCGGTACATTTTATACTAATGGTTCAGAGTCAGGCACATTTTTAAATTCTAAATCTCAAGGTTATTTTGGCATAGGCGGTTTAGAGGCCGCGGAAGGTTTTTTTGTAGGAGATATATATGAAGTCTTGGTTTATAATAAAAATTTAACCACTGCAGAAATACAAGAAACTTCTCAATATTTAATTGATAAGTGGTTTTTTCCGGCGCCGCCATAACAATAATTTACTAGTATTCCAAATTCTTGGAACAACTATTAAGAGTTGGTAATATTAAAAATATAGTTTATAATAAGAATCTAATTGTAAATATTCTAAATGGCCGACGATGTAAAACCTAATTTTTTTACTAAAGCTTTCGATAGCTTTGTAAGTAAGCTTCCCTATACAAGTAATACTCAGGTTATTACGGATATTAAAAGCCTTAACCCTAAGTTCGAGACATTTTATCAGGTAAGTTCTTCCGCTAAAGAAAAACTTTATAACCAAGCAGTTTCTACTGCACATGATAAGAACAATATTAATATACCTACGCTAGACGGTATTGTTATTAATAAATCCTACCATGATTTTCTATATGCGTTAATTGATACCGATAAGCCAAAGAGATTGGCAGATTATCGTATTATGGCTTCTTACGCGGAAATAAGTGCTGCGTTAGACGAAATTTGTGATGAAATGCTTGTAAAGGATGAAAGAGGTAAATACGCTAATCTCAGAGTTGCTGATAGTAAAGATGAGATAATAGTAAAAGAACTTCAAAAGAATTTTAATCAGATAATTGAGATGTTTAATCTCGAGAATAAAGGTTTTGAATATTTTAGAGCAATATTAATAGATGCTGAACTATTTTTTGAAAACGTAATACACGAAAAGAAAAAAGATGCCGGGGTTATTGGTGTTGTGCAGATTCCTACTGAACATATAAATCCTATATACGATAACGTACAGAATATGTTAATTAAAGGGTTTATGTTACGTAAACCCGTAATTGACACTTCTACTAACAATCGTTATACCGCTAAACAAGAACTTATACCTTTAGATCGCCATCAAGTAACATATTTTCATTCAGGTACTTGGAACGAGCACAAAACAATTCGTCTTCCTTATATAGAAATAGCCCGTAGAGCTTATAAACAACTTTCTCTCATTGAAGATAGTATTGTAGTTTATCGTTTAGTAAGAGCGCCAGAGCGTTTAGTATTTAAAGTAGATGTAGGTAATATGCCTGCACCTAAAGCAGAAGCTTATATTAAACGCTTAATGCAGTCTTACTGGTCCCGTAGAACTTATGATTCTACTCAAGGCAATTCTATTAATGTTTACGATCCGCAAAGCATGTTAGATAGTTATTGGTTTGCTAAACGCCCGGACGGTTCTGGTACTGACGTAACCACATTAGCAGGCGGTCAAAACTTAGGTCAATTAGACGACCTTAACTACTTTGTTAATAAACTTTACAAAGCTCTTAGAGTACCAACAAGCCGTCTTAACCCAGAAACTAAATTTGCTGATGGAGCTGAAATTCTCAGAGAAGAGCTTAAGTTTGCTAAGCTTATTATTAGATTGCAACGTCAGTTTGCATCTACTATTAAGGAAACTTTTATTACTCACTTAAAGTTAAAAGGTCTTTGGGAACAATACAAACTTAGAGAATCTGACGTTAGTATTACCCTCAACCCGCCTTCATATTTCCACGTAGCAAGAGAAGCTCAAATTGAAGAGCTTAAATTCAAGTCTTTCTCTGATTTAACCGGTACCGAAGCAGTATCAAAGACTTACGCATTAAAGAAGTTCATGGGTTGGACTGATGAAGAAGTTAAAGCTAATAGAGAGTGGCAAAAGAAAGATGCAGCATTTGTATTTGAACTTAACCAAATTACTAATGCCGGTCCAAACTGGCGCGAAGGTTTAACTGCTGGTGGTGGTGCCGAAGCCGGAGCAGGCGGCGCACCTGCAGCAGCAGGTGGCGGTGGCGGTGGTATACCTTCATTCGGTCCTGGCCCAGGTGGTCCTGCAGGTCCTGAAGCTGGGGCTCCTGAAGCTGGCGCGCCTGGTGCGCCTGAAGCTGGAGCGCCTGGTGCTGCTCCTGCCGCTGGTCCACAGCCTGCAGGCGGTCCTGCTAGCGCATTACCAACAGCATAATCACCCACGTATTAATTTATCCTAAAAAGAAACCCGGAGGCTCTTGGTCTTCTTGCTTACCACCGAGTAATTGATCTTCTAGCTCTTTCTTTTCAGAAGTGCCTTGAGACATTAAGTCTTGGTAAGCAATAGTACCACTACCAAATAATGCTGTACCCTGATATTTGCCACGGGTATTAGCTAAAGAAATTTTTACTAAAGCTTTAGCGTATTCGAATACCCAACGCTCTTTTACTAGATCTTTTATAGGGCGTTCTAGTTTACATGCTACTATAGCCCAGTAGCGGTTATTACCTTGACGTTTTGGATCAGGGGTAATACGTAATACTTGAGTACGAGGATCAAATCTAAAATAAGGCTGCATAGCAAAGACCTTTTCACGAGTCTTTAACCAGTCTTTTAAAATGTGCCATGATATTACGTCAAATGCTTTACTACCTAATGAATACGCAAAATGCATTTGTTGCGCTAACGATTGTTCAATAGTAAACAAAGTATTAACTCCTTCGTTTGTACCTACTGAAAAAGAAGTGACGTCCTGTACTTTTCTCCAAACTTCTAGATCTTGATCCCACCCAGACTGAAAAGTAGAACTTAAAGCAGAAACTTCTGGGTTTAAAGTATTATTAATAAGTGTATCTAACTTTATACCTTTACCGTAGGTATATAAATTACTATCAAATACTAAGAGCTCTTCTGTGCCCGGTACAAAACGTGAATACATTTCACAGGCATATGCAATAGAATCGTATGTAGCTACGCAAGCAACCTCTAAATTAACTAATGGTGCCCCTAGCTGGAAGAATATTCTTTCAGCTAACAAATCGTAAGATGTTATACGAGGATTTAAATTTGTAGATAAAAATGCAGAAGGGCCAATAGTATTCGTAGCCATATCTACAATATTTACTACATCCGTAATACTTTTAATACTGCAGCATGTACAGCTTCAGCAGTAACAAACGCGTCTTTATTATACTCGCATTGTTCCCACAACCAAAATTGTTTTTCTCTAAGGTATTTTTTATGTTTGAGTAAATTAACGTTTTCTTTATATCCGAATATGTCTGGACTAGATTGAGAGAATATTACAACTCCTTGTTTACGGTTGTAATTATGATTCATATGCTGTAGAAAACTATCTACAGAGATCCATGTATCACATTCTTCCAAAAGCTTTCTTATTTGAGATAGCT